CCAAATACGGCAAATTTACAAAGGCAGACGGTTTGCCCTGGTGCGGCAGTTTCGTCAATTGGTGTGCGGTGCAAGCGGGTGTAAAGATTCATTCAGTTGTTGGCACTTCCATTGGCGCGCATAAATTTAAAGAAATGAACCGTTGGTCAAACATGCCGCAGTTGGGTTATTTGGCGTTTATGGATTTTCCACATGACGGCGTTGACCGTATTTCACACATTGGAATTGTGGTTGGCTTAATGCCAGGCAATCAGTGCATGACAATTGAAGGCAACACCAGCGGCAGCGGCGACCAACGCAACGGTGGCATGGTCATGGTCAAGGTTCGCAATTATGGTGAAGGAAAAGAAATTCTTGGGTTTGGAATTCCCAAGTTTGTACCATACAAAGGCGACTTTCCAAAAGTTGCACTTCCACAATCGGGAGAGAAACCGAAAAAGGAGAAGACACAATGGAAAAAGCAAAAGCCATAAGCGCGTCTTGGGCGCGTTCATTTTTAGCTGCAATTCTTGCCCTGTACATGGCAGGCATTACTGACCCAAAAACATTGTTTAGTGCGGGCATTGCCGCGATTGCACCAGTTGTTTTGCGTTGGCTTAACCCTAATGACAAGGCATTTGGTACAAAATGAGCATAGGCGAATGGACGGCGGTTGGTGGGCTTGTCATTGCGGTGCTGACTGCCGTCTATTCGTCAACCCGATTCATGGTGAAATCAATCATGCGCGAATTAACACCGAACAGTGGCAAAAGCCTGAAAGACCAGGTCAGCCGTATTGAAACCAGGCTTGACACCCTAATACTGGAAATGGCATTAAGAAAAAACGATTAAGACACGCCCAAAACCACGCTCAAAGGTTGATTTTGTCAGTGGCATGCCCCACCCTTAATCCAGGCGGCAATTTCGCCGCTTAGAATCGGGAGAATCTAAAAATGGTGCTTGACTTGATGGACGTTCAAACATTATGGCGTTTGATTTTGATTGGCATTTTGTGTGTGATGTTTAGTGCAGTGGGTTATGCACGGGGACACAAAGACGGAAGCCGTGAAGGTTTCACACGCGGGCGGGCAGTAAGCCGTCACGCAAGCAGGGAAGTGAAATAAATGGGATTCCTGGACAACTATGAAGCAAGCCGCGCACGCCTGGAACGCTGGTGGTTGACTTATCCCAACGGGCGCATTGAAACCCGCATTGTTGAATTTAGTGCAGAAAAGGGATTTGCATTAATTGAAGCAAAAGCATTTCGCAACGCTGAAGATTTGCTGCCCGCTGGAATTGATTTTGCATTTGGCTATCAAGCAGCCTATGGCAAAAACATGGCACGTTGGTTTGTGGAAGATACGACAACAAGCGCAATTATGCGCGTGCAACAACTTGTCATGGGTGGGGCTGAAAGAAGCACGCAAGAAACAATGCAACAGGTTGAAGACCTTTCCACAAAAGAAGTAAAGACAGGTCAGGATTATGACTATTGGACAAAAACGTGGGGCGAAGTCCCAAGTTACAAAGAAGACCCGACATTGCAAGATTCAGGTATCCCAACGCTAGGTTCAACAATCGAAGAAATCACCACACAGTTGGGCGGTCAATTGATTGAAGAAAAGCCACGTTGCAAGCATGGCACGCGCATTTTCAAAGAAGGAAAGTCCGAAAAGACCGGCAAGGCATGGGGCGGGTACTTCTGCACTGAAAAAACAAAAGCCACCCAATGTGAACCCGATTGGTACATGTTAGGCAGTGACGGACAATGGCGAATCCAGCTATGACAAAGAAAAATTTGGTTCGCGCCCTGGTTGTTTTCGAAATCATTTTGGTCGTCGCTTTGATTGTGATGATGGCGCAATGAGTGATTACATGGAAATAATCAACGTGCGAACAATGACCTGCAAACTGCTTAAAAACGGTGAAATGATTGCCGAATACAAAGTGGAACAATGTGACAAATGCAGCCAATTAAAAAAACTGGATTCATTTGGATATCAAAAGGGTTATGACCACACGGAAAAGGTCATTTGGTTTTGTGGTGATTGCCGTTGAAAATGTCGCTAACGGCTGAAGAACATTGTGTGTGCATGTTAGCAGCGGTCAAATTAAGCGAACATGGCACAAAAATGGCAGATTACGTTCAGCGATACCAAACGCAAATGCCTTTTTTTGATTATTTGGCACAATCTGCCGAAACAATCGCAAGTGAATGGGTGGTCGCCAAATACTTTCAATTGCCATTTGACCCATTTGAAAACAAATTCAAAGTCAAAGCAGACGTTGGCAGCGGCATTGAAGTCAAGTGGACTAAGTACGTTGCAGGGCAAATGATTGTCCACGAGTATGACCGCATTGACGACATTGCCGTTTTGGTGACTGGTCAAGCCCCACACTATTTCATTGCAGGTTGGATTCCAGTTGCAATGGCGCAAAAACCCAGGTATCGCCATTCCAGGCAGCCAAACTGGTGGGTCACGCAAATCAATCTTCAGCCAATTGAGAATCTAAGGAAATCCAATTATGGACAATGTGCAATTTGAATGTCGAATGTGCAAGAAAATAACCAAACAATTGATTCACAAAATTACAGACCTTTTGCCACCCAATGTGCAAACCATTCAATGCACGGTGTGCAGCACAATGACCATTGCAACGTTATGGGAAATCAGCTGATAACCGTGTTGATGGGCGCACCAGGGGCGGGAAAGTCCACATGGGTGCGCAACAATGCCAGCGGTTTTGAGCATATCTATAACACGGAAGCCGTGCGCATAAACCATGACCTAGACGTTGGGCGATACCTTTACATTGCCCGATTAAAGGCAATTGCAGCCCTGGAAGAAGGCAAGGACGTGATTGCAGATGGCACACACACCATTGCAACACACCGCCTGGTTTGGCTTAAAGCGGCTGAAAGGCTAGGCATTGACACGCAATTGATTGTGTTTGATACGCATTGGCAGATTTGCTTGGACGTACAAAAGGGGCGTGAATATCCCGCGCCGCGTTCAGTGGTGGTCAATCATTGCCGTAACCTTAAAATCCAGGTCAGGTCAGCAATTGGACGTGAAGGGTGGGGGTCAATTGAAACCATTAAACGTTAAAAGTTATCCACAGACGTTTTCCACAGGTGGACAAAACCTGTTGGACACGCCCAAGCCCATGCCTAAGTTGTCCACACCGTTGACACGTCTGCTACGCTATTTTTGCTTGAAGCAAGACGCGGTCGCGGATATCTTGCAAAAGCGCAAATTGCTAATGGGTGCGCTCTATGCTTTCTCAGCATTGCTTTTAATAACTAGCCAACCACATGCAAATGCAGCTAATTATTCAACAGACCATTTGCGTTTGTACGCACATTCCAGGATTTTGATTTATGATGAATTCAAATGTTTTGACCGCATTATCACAAAGGAAAGTCATTGGAATTACAAAGCACGCAACAAAAGCCATTGGGGATTGGGTCAGATGAAGTCCAAGCATTATGGGACGTTAGACCCTTACAGACAAATAGACGCAACCTTGCGATATATTGAATCAAGATATTCCACGCCATGCAAGGCATGGGAACACCACCAAAAGAAGAATTGGTTTTGATGATGGCAAGTGCATTGAAAGACACTGGAAGCACTGACAAATGGCGCAAGATTCGTGCCAGGATTCTTGCCAGGGACGGTGGAATTTGCCAGGAATGTGGTGCGGAAGGCAACACCGTTGACCACATAATCCCAAGAAGTGCGGGGGCAGGGGACGAAGATTTCAATTTGCAATGTTTGTGCGCAAAATGCAATTATTCTAAAGGGGGGCGGTTTTTTTTACGGCACGCAACACCCCTGACCCTTTCCTTGTCGCAAAAGCCCCAAAATGACTCAAGAAGCCACGAACATGACGAATAAGGTCACAGACGGTCACGTTATGCCTGTACCTGCCTTAAAACGGCTGCAAACGGTTTTGGGTAGGGACACAGATACCGTTTATGGCATTTCCACGCCTAGAATCCACACACCACTGAACGATTTGCCATCACGCGGGCATGAATTGATTGATTTGGCGGCTGATTTGGACATTTCCCTTATGGAATGGCAAAAATTTATGTTAATTCACTCTCACAAAATTAAACCTGACGGGCGTTGGGCTACCCCCTTGAATATCTGCACGGTCGCAAGGCAAAATGGCAAAAGTTTTTTGCAGCAAATCAGGATTTTGGGCGGTCTTTTCCTATGGGAAGAACCCTTGCAAATCGGTTCAGCGCACCGCCTGGCAACAAGCCTGGAACAATTCAGGGCATTAATTTCACTTATCGAAGCAAATGACGGTTTGGCAAAAAAGGTCAAACGCGTGCGTTGGGCGCATGGGGCTGAAGAAATTGAAACATTGCATGGCACACGGTTTATGGTCAAGGCAGGTGGGTCAGCGGCGCGCGGTGTGTCCCGACCTGAAACCGTCCACCTGGACGAATTGCGCGAACAGACCGACCTTGAAAGTTTTGCAAGTTTGCGTTACACCCTTTTAGCTGCAAAAAATCCAATGGTTATGTGCTACACAAACGCGGGTGATTCTGCAAGCGTTGTTTTGAATTCTTTTCGTGATAGGGCATTGGCAAAAATTGCAGGTGCTGAAGATGAAATTGGTTATTTTGAATGGTCAGCCCCGACTGACGAAATCAGCGTGGAAAATGCCAGGCATGCTAATCCCGCAATGGGCGTAACAATCCATTCCGACAATATCAAAAGCGTATTGAATGACCCGCCTGACGTGGTCATGACGGAAGTTTTGTGCAGGTGGGTTATTGCCATTTCAAGTGCCGTTGACTCAGGTTCATGGGCAAAATGCCTGGACAAGACCGTTGACCTTGACCCTGACAAATTGACATGGCTTGCCGTTGACTTGTCCCCTGATAGAAAAAATGGAAGTTTAGTTGCCGCCCAAAAATTGGGTGATGAAACGTTTGTGGTCAAATTGCTTCACACCTGGTCAAATGCCTTGCAGTTAGACGATAGGGCAGTTGCCAATGATTTGGCAGATTACGCGCGCAAGTACCCGACCGAATACGTTTTATATTCTCGCAAGACTTCAGGCGCGGTGGCTGCCAGGCTTGCACCTGCTGGAATTCCAATTTATGACATGGACAACGCCTATCCACAAAGTTGCGACGAACTTTTGTCTGCAATCAATAGCGGGCGTCTAAAACATAGGGGGCAAGCCCAATTGACGGACGAAATCTTATCTGCCGTACAGTTGCGTAGGGGTGATGGGGGTTGGGTTATTGGAAGACGGGCGAGCGCGAAAATCGTTTGTGGCGCAGTGGCAACGGCACTTTTGACGCACTTCGCGACACGCCCAGTCAATGACCTTGACATTATGGTTGGGTGAGAGTAAAAGTCTGACACAATTTCTACATGGGATTTTCTGATTTATTTACGCGGGCAAAAGTATCTGCTGCCGTTCCAGCTAATACGCAAGAAGTTGACGCTTCCAGCATTGCGCCTTATTACAGTGAAATAGGAAATCTCTTTTTATTTGGTGGCATAGTCAATGCTTCACGCGCTGAAGCCATGAGCGTGCCAACCGTTGCGCGTGCATTAGGTATTGTCCAAACCATTGCTTCATTGCCTATGCACACCCGCAATCAGGCAACGGGTGAAAAAATATCGCAACCGCGCGTTATTAACCAGCCTGACCCAAGAATCCCAGGGGTTACATTTTGGGCGTGGATTATTTCCGATTTATTTTTTTTCCCGACCGCTTACGCCTACGTCAATGACAGGTATGCCGATACGGGCAGAATTCGCGCAATGGAAAGAATTGCACCTGAACGCGTAACAATCCAAACCAATGGTGTCGGTTTTGAAATTGTTTCTTATTCAATTGACGGTTCATTTGTTGACCCTGCAAATTTGGTTGTCTTCAATGGCACGCAAGAAGGGTTGTTGGCACGCGCTGGTCGCACAATAAAAGCAGCCGCCGCCCTGGAACGTGCGGCAATGAATTTTGCAAATGAACCAATTCCGCAAATGGTTTTGAAATCAAATGGCACGTCATTGCCTGCTGACCGTGTTTCAAAATTGTTAAGTGCCTGGAAAACGGCGCGTGCGTCACGTTCAACGGCATTTCTCAATGCTGACGTCACGTTGGAAACAATCGGTTATGACCCACGAAATTTACAGCTAAATGAAGCCCGCAATTATGTGAGTTTGGAATTAAGCCGCGCCTGCAACATTCCTGCCTATTTCACAGACTCTCAACAATCCAGTTTCACTTATGCCAATGCGTTGGACAAAAGACGTGATTTGGTGGATTTCGCGTTTAGAAATTACATGCACATTTTAGAGGAAAGGCTATCTTTTGCGGATTTCACACCTGCTGGCAATACAGTCAAATTTGATTTGGACGATTTCTTGCGCGGCAATCCATTTGAACGTGCGCAAGTTTATGAAATTTTGAACCGCATTGGCGCAATGAGCGTTGATGAAATACGCGAGGAAGAAGACATGCTGCTATGAAAAAAGTGATAACACCAATGCTCATCACGGCTGCAGATTCAAACAGTCGCACAATCACAGGGCGCATTGTTACGTTTGAAGAAACAGGCAACACTTCAATGGGCAAATTACAATTTGCAAGTGATTCAATTTCACCTGAACCCGTCATGTTGAATTTGGAACATGACCGCACACGGCGCATTGGCAAAACATTGTCAATC